ACCCCTGCTGCGCCTGCGGTATTTGTCTCTCCGTATACGCCATTGATGGCATTTGGCACGCCCGTGCCATAAAGCGCAGCGAATTGGCTTCCCGAGGTAAGCCCCGCAAAGTAACCCGTGCCGGACACGTTGATGTTTGCGGTAGAAGTGATGTTGCCTGCCGTGATCGTGCCCAGGTTGGCAGAGATGGCAGACAGTTGCCCGACCTTGAGGTTGGAAAGATATGGAACGTACCAAGTAGTCAGGTTGGTTACGGGGTCATAGATGCCGTCGCTTTGGAACAAAGCCTCACCCGCAACGATGCTAGGCGGCGTGGCCTGCCAAGTCTCTGATCCCCCCCAACTATTGAATGGCGGAAATGAGGCATTGCCCGTTGTGGTCAATGAGGTCGGTGTTGGACTAAGCGATGTCAGCGTGCTTTTTGCGTAGCAGATGCGCGAGGAATTGCCTGCCGTTCCTGCCCCGCCGGTGGGGCCGCTGCTGCCCGTTGGACCCGCGCTTCCAGTTGGCCCTGCGGTGCCCGTCGGGCCGGTAGGGCCGATGGTGCCGGTGGGATTCCAAACAAGTGCAGAAGATGACGCCGAAAGCTGAGATGTTGCTACGTCGTTTGCAACCTTGAACGCAAAGTAATAGGTGGCCGGTGGCAAAGAGATGTTTGCAAACTTGAACGCAAGAGATGGGGTGAAAGCCTGCGAGTTGGCCGAATACTCTGTGCCCCAAACCTTCCAATCTGATACAGAAGGCGTCGCGGAGGTTGTATAGAAAAGAGTGATGCTTGTGACCCGTCCCGTTGACGGAAGATTGCAAGTGACGCTAAACGATGGAATGTTTGCAGTTGGGTTGAGGTCGCCAACCGTAGGGGCAGACAGCGCGGAGAAAAAGAACGCGGAAGAAAGTCCGCTGTTAGGCGACGGCGTAAATTGCGTAATGTTCTGATCGTCGTAAACAGCGGCGTTGTACTCGGTGCACTCAATCTGTGCGCCAAGGTTGCCATCAGGCAAGGTCGTTTCGCTGATCTTGATGGCGCGAAACAGCTTGTTCGTCCAACCGTAGTCGCTGTTTGTGATGCTGATGACATCGCCCGCGTCAACCTGAATGCCGGGATATGCGGTTGAGAACGTGACGATTAAGTCCTCACGCGCCTGCTCGAGCATTCGGTTGGCGATGTACTGCGCCTGCACCGAGTCGTTGATCAGGTCGAACGTCACCGTGGCTTTGTTGGCCGGTTCGTTCGCATACATCAGTGCGCTTGGCGTTTCCAAGAAAATCAGGTTGGGCTGATCCTTGTTGCCCTTCCACGGGAACGTGGCCTCAACTTGATTGATGCTCTGCGTGATGTCGGAGATGCTTACCCGAAGCTCACCGATGATGTTGCTGTCGTCAAACGAGAAGGATGACGACTCTGCTTTATTGATTACCGGCATCCACTGACCCGTGGTTTCTTGGTACGCAAGCCAAGAGTCGCAAGCCGTGAGAATGCGGTCGATGTTGCTTAGGACGTTTTCGCCCGTGTTCAGGACACCGTTGATGCGATACCGAGGTTGGGTTGCAGCACCGCCCGAATAAGGTTCGTATGTGATGACCTGATCTGAGTAAGTGTTCAGAGCCGTGCAAGCCGTGGTGTTGACATTGGCAAGAGGAACCGCGCAGCCATAAACATCAGAGGTTAGATAGTCGCGCAGCACATCACCGGGCCTAGCCGCGCCTGCGCTGTTTAGGTAATGCGAAACCTTGAAGGTCAGGGGCTGAAGACCCGTCGTGCCCGCTTCGCTGTTGTAGGTGAGCTTGACGATGGCAAATGCCAAGCCGTTCATCTGTCGGTTGGTTGCAGGCCACCGCAAGCTAGGCGTGATGTCAGCACCACCCATCACCACACTCGGGGCAGAGCCGGTCACGTTGGTGATCACGCCCGCCGCGTTGGAAGTGTAGAGGTTGATATAGAGGTTGCCCGAAATCTTCGTATCTACGTTGCCCGCGCCATCGGTCAGGGCTACGACTTTGGTGGGGTCGGTGCCGTCAAAAGTTATTGCACGGTCGCCGTAATAGAACTGATTTTCTAAAGTTACGGGATCGGTTCTGCGGAAGAAAAATTGCCCATCGGGTGAAATGTTGCTGATTGCCAAGACGTAGTACATCGTCTTGTTGTCGGTGGAAAGCACCGCATCGACGAACGTGCCGCCTAGCCAAGCATCGCCATAGACAACCGGAATCGGGTTGTTTGCGCTTGGGGGGATTTGCTGCCGTGAACCGGGATCGACTTGGTTGGGTGCCTTGTTTGCCCCAAACGTGCGGGTGACGACGTAGGACAGCGCGTAGTTAATCGCAAAGGCGGTCGCGTAGTATGCGATTCCCGTTGTAGCGCCGACAATGGCGGCGGCAATCATTGTTCCGACCATTTTTTATTCCTTGCAGTACGTCGAGTCGATCTTCTTAAAGCCTCGGCTTTCAAGATCAATCTTAGGGCTTTGAGGCATCAGCGAAATGATGACAACCTCTGCCCGTTCCTGATCAATCAATTCTTGTGCTTTCTTGTTGTAGGCCAAAAACAATTTGCCGCCAATCGTTGTGTTCCTATGCTCGGGCGCGACCCACCAAGCTAGTTCCCTGACTTCGTTAACCTCGGGGCACCACACATTCGGAACCACGATCCCCGCTGCCATCCCGCGATATTCGTTGTCCACCAAGACAAAGCCGCGACCGATGATGAGCGAGGAAAGAAGACTGCGTATGTGTTGCTCGTCGTGTAGTCTCTTGTCTCTCAGTTTAATGATCGGGGACTCTGCCGCATATTGCCGCATCATTTCGACGCAGGCACCTATGTCGAACTTGTTTGCTTCCCTGATCATTCGCCAATGTTTTCGTATTCAATTCGCGGAACCGTCGTGCCGCCATTGCCACCGTTGCCGCCGTTGATGCCGCCCGGACTTGCCACGCCGCCACCGGATGCAGGCTTGCCAAAGTCAAAGTAGGTGCTAGAAATCGCGTCAACACGATCCATTGACGTTTCGCTAGTACCGTATCGGTCTTGCCAAATTGCTTTGTTGGTCTTGGAAGATGCCACATAGGTTTCTAGCACCCGCTTCATGGAGGTGCAGGAAATCGAGCAAGTGGCAATACGGCTTCGTACCTCGTCGTTCCAATCCTCGGTGATTGAGACATTGGTAACGATGCCTTGATAGCGTTTGAAGAACTGCTGCGTTGGCGTGGTAATGATCTGATTGTTGGAGTCAAGGAAGCCGCGCCAAATTTCGACGGTGCTGCCCTTGATGTCTGCGCTTAGGATCAGTGCGACGTTGGCCGGGTTGATGCCGGTGAGCGACACCATCATGTCGGTTGAGGTTGACTTGATATTGCGCTCGACCTGACCGATCCCGAGCAGCGACCCCATCCCCGAGAACGTGATTCCGCTGACAGTGATAGGCGCGGCCGCGTTGCAGAATGTGTAGGTTGTTGGCGATGTCTTACCCACCACCATCCTGACAAACTCGGCGTGTCGGATGTTTGCGCTGTTCAGCGCGTTCATCGTGGTGCTCATGGCGCGACGTTCTCCCGAAACACAAAGGGCTGATCCCAATTCACAAACGCGCCATTGGTCATCGGCGTCAGCGTGTAGGTCGGGCAAACTTCCGCATACACGGGGAAGTAGACCGCAGACCCGACTGCCGTGAGGGTGCCCGTGCTAGGCGTGCCAATGACGGGACGATGCAGATTGACAGATACCGTCGAGCTACCACCGCGTAAGACTTGTTGCGTGACCTTGTAGACGTAGCTGCCGAGTTGCAGGAAGTCGCCTGCCGCAAACACAACCGTACCCGCGCCGACAGCGGGAAGATTGCCGACAGTGATGGTTTGTGAGTTTGCCGGGGGAACCGCGTCGAGCGTCAGCGCCGCCGCCTGTCCCGCGCTTAGGCCACCCTTGTAGTCGGTGAACCAAGAGAGCGTGGTTCCGCTGAACGTGATGTTTGCGGGAAGCTCGCGATCCAGGTTGTCGATTGTCTGAATGACATTTCGAACTTGCGGGTAATACAGATAGTTGTGCGGGACGATGGTAAACACCCAAGGAACAGACGTAAGGTATTGCGCCGTCCTGATTTGCCCGCCCCGCGTAACTTGCTGACCGACCGTACGCCGGTTGTTCACAGTCATCGACTGCTGAATGTCAACGATGGTCTGAAACGACATTCCAAGCCTTTTTGCGCGTACTGATTCGCCGCCCAAATTGCCTTAGAACTACCAAGTAGTCTTTGCTCAAACGACTTAACATCAATCGCTTGAATGTTGTAGTTCGTGATGTTGGTCGAAGCACCCGCGCTTTGCAGGCTGTGATTCGGAATAATGGTGCCACTCATGCGGGGCACGAACAGTTCAGGCCCACGCTCGCCCACGAGATAGGCAGAGTTGCCTGTAACCGTGCCGCCCATTGCCCGCGTGGGAAGGTTGAAGCCGAAGACGTTTGCCAACAGCTTCATGGCCGAAGCCTTCAGTTGAATGGCAATCATGTCAAGGATGATGCTGCGAGCAAACTCTTTAAAGTTCAGCTTGCCGGTACGCACGAAGTCATCAAGCGCACGAGTCATGTTGCCCATCAGCGAACCAAAGATCGTCGCGCCGGTTTCCATGTCTTTCGGGAAGTTCTTGAAGAAGTCTCCCGCAGCTTTTCTTACGCCTTCAAGCACTCCCAAGTCTTTGTCTGCCCTCTCTGCTTCATCCCGAATGATGACGAGCAATTGGTAGCGTCGCTCATACAGATCATTCAGTCGTTTTTCAGCGGCTTCACGATCTTTCGGGTCAAGAGAGGCTTCGTTAAGTTTTCTTTGTTCTTCCGCAAGTTCAGAAGTGAGCTTGATTCTTGAGCGCAGGAATTCGTAGTTGTAGTCACGCATCTCGCTGCGTCGCAACTCAAGGTCGGTTAGTCTTTCCTCAGTAGCGAGTGCGCGACTTTGCGCCTCGTCATACTCCTTGATTGCCTGCACATAATTTATGTATGAGACAGTCGCATCGTCGATGTCTTTCTGCTCTTCCATCCGAGCGCGGTGTGCTTTAGCGGCCATATCGCCGCGCCGCTTAATCTCTGCCTCTTCCTCGCGCTTGCGCTTTTCTGCCTCGCGCTTGCGCTTTTCTTCTTCAGGATCAACGCCTTCTTTTACGTCCCGAATCTTTGGGCCTGCCGCGCCGCCGACCAAGGGGGGATTGATAAAGCCGCGCCCCGCTCCGGCCTGAGAAGTGCCGGATTGCATTTGCTTGAGTTCGCCATTCATCGCCGCAAGGATCGGTTGCCATTTGGCAAGCTGATCTTGCGCTTCCTTCATCCTCTCTCGATACGTGCCCTTCCAAAACGGTGCCCTTCCAAAACGCAGACACGTTCGGGTCTTGAAGCAGCTTCCCCATCGCGGCAATTTCTTCTTTTGCCGCCGTGATTTGCATTTCAGCGAAGTCTTTTTTGAGCGTGCCGAAGAATCCCTGAATCAGCGTGCCCGACTTGGCGTGCCCGCTCATCTTGTCCAATGCTTCGTTGATCTTGCGAATCGCAGGCTCTAAGAAGTCAACAAAGTTGAGCGTAAGATTGCGACTTGCCTGACCGAGCTTGTCATAGAAGTCAGCAAGCAACTTGATTGCATTGGCCTGTTTCTCTGTAATGTCGTTGGACTTGCTAATACCTTCTGCAACGCCCGCGATGTCCACGCCTTTTGCCGCTTTACCGAGCAACTCCATTGCTTTTGCGGAGCGCGTCAGAGGGTCTTCAATCTCCGCAAGTCCTTGGATGGTTCGCAGGAAAAGCTGCTGACTTGTCAGAGTTTCAAGGTCTTTGAGCGAAACGCCAATCTTGGCAAAGTTGCGTTGCGCCTCAAACGATCCATCTGCCGCCTTGTCCACATAGTTAGTGAACGAGGCAAACATCTTGCCTGCGTCTTCAGCTTTGCCGCCTGAGTTGGCTAGGGCATTCTGTAGCTTGATGACGGTATCAATGGCCACATCGTTTGCCGCTGCCACGTCAGCGATTTCATCGGCAAACAACATTGCCTTGGTGGTCATAGCAGCAAATGCCGCCGTCGCCACCGTTGCCATGCCTTTTGCCTTGCCGACAAACTCCTCCATCTTCTTGCCCGATTGAGCAAGACCTTGGTTGAATTCGGCAGTGTTCAGCCCGAGCAATACGCCCAAGCGT